TTAATCCTCTACTTTTAATCCATTTTTCTATTGCAAATATTGGAACACCCTTTTTACCAGGTGCTCTCCCCGATTGAACAAATGAACCATAGTCTTCCATAGATATTTGAATTGCACCACCGTTTTTAGTTTCTTTGATTTTAGCACTTACACTATTGTATAATTTACCTGATGCAACTTTATTCCCAATACCTTTGTATTTTGACGCACCAAAAGGATAACGTTTTTCTTTTAACGTTTTCTTAATGGTGTCTACTAGTATGGGTGCTATTTTACTTAAATCCATTATTCTTTTTCTTTATCTTCAGGGATAAATGGTCTTATTATTTCTAATGGTATCGGTGTTGGAGTTGGGTTATATATTTCTTCCATATTATTGTTTGTTTTATATTATTAATGTCCAAGCTCCATTATAGAAATATAAGCTTGAACCACTTACTGCTAAGTCACCTACTACACCTGATGGTAAAGGATTTTGAGGTGATAAGTTCATTACATTTGTTATACTTGTTTTTGCGTTAATCTGTAATGTTTGGTTTGCGGTAGTATCGTTTGTCTTACCCCAAAATAATGAACCACTTCTATCAGCATCTACCGAACCAAAATGTTTATGTGCTAAGTAGAAGTTATTTGATGTAAATTCATTTCTACCAGCATTAGGACCAATTGCAATATTAAATGAACCTGATTGGTTACCAAATAATGAAGCATTACCTATACTGATATTTGAATTACCTGTAAGGTTACTGTATTGACTATCGTTACCAAACGCTAAGTTACTATTACCAGTTGTATTGTTTTGTAATACCGCGGTACCAATTGCTTGATTACCACCACCTGTTGTTGTATCTCTTAAAGCGTTACCACCAATTGCGGTGTTATTAGTTGCTCTATTCGCCTGTGCGGCTGCATAACCAATAGCTACGTTAAATGAACCCGATACGTTACTAGCTAAAGCGAGGTTACCAATTCCAACGTTAAAACCACCTATGGTATTATTTATCATTGCACCACCACCAATTGCTAAGTTTTGTGTACCTAATGTATTTGAAAATAATGTTGCTGAACCAATTGCGGTATTGTTTCCTGCCTTATTTGTTCTTAAAGCATTGTCACCAATTGCTACGTTACTTGAACCACTAACATTTTCTAATAAAGAGTTAGCACCAATTGCGGTATTTGTATTACCTGTTGTGGTAAAATACATTGCATTATATCCTAAGGCGGTATTGTTGTAACCACCACCACCAACTACTGTATTGTTAAATAAGGCGTCTTCACCGTAGGCTAAGTTGTTTATACTATCACCTTTACCTCTATTGAATATTGAACCTGTAATTGCAACTGAACCTGATATATTAACCGAACCTGAGATACGTAATGAACCAGTGATTGATTGTGCACTACCAAATGAACCTGTGGTAATTAAACCATTTCTATCAGTTGATGTAATTGATGTACCATTAAGTGTTAATGAACCTGATATATTAACTGAACCTGTGAAGTTTGAGTTATTAGCGTTGTCAATTCTTAAAGCGTTTCTTCTAGCTGCTGGACCTGTTCCTGTACCTACAACAAATACTGTGTCCTCAGTACTTTCTTGTAATGAACCTGTTGCGTTAAATCTACCGAAGAACGCTGAACCACCATTACCTGAGTGTGAACCAGATACCGATAAAGCGTTACCATATATGATGGACGCATTTAAATTGGCGTTTGATGATGATACAAATGATGATGAAACAATAATTGCTCTACCACCAATTATATTATCAGATATGGTTCTTACTGCGTTTGATGATTGTGAACCTGAAACATATATATTATGTTGTGTTGCTCCTGCTGAGGCTCCAACAAACATATTACTTGTTAGTGATAGTGCGTTGTTTGCGGTTGATGAACTTAAATGGTTAGTTACTATTGTTGGTGCACTTAATGTATTTCCATTAAAATTAATAGAACTTGATACGTGGTTTAATGTTAATGTACCATTTAATATATTACTACCAATAGAAGGTCTTACGTTTGTAACAAAGTTTTGTGTTGACGTAATACTACCACCATTTAATATATTTGAATTAAGATTAACTGAACCACTATTACTACTAATATTTACTGAACCACCATTTAAAATATTTGAATTAATAACAGGATGACCACCAGGTAAAGAAGATGTAGTAAATTCCATCCTTAATGGTGCACTACCATTTAAAATATTATTTGATGTTTTAGGTAATAATTGTGAATCGGTGTTTAATAATATACCACCAATGTTAGTATTAATAAAGTTGTTTGAACCTGATATATAACCTTGTTGTGTTGCGGTTCCACCTACACCTGTTGCTCTAAGTTGTGGTAAAGCCACAATATTATTACTACCTGTAATTCTTAATGAACCTGTATAGTTTGCTTGTGTCGTACCTGGTCCACCAGCTGTAGGACTATCTCCCCAACCTAATACAATATTTGCTTGTCCCGCTAAAGAACTTGTTAGATATAAATCATTATTTAAGGTTGTGTTATTTGATATTACATCTAAGTCACCATTACGAACTGCAACTGAACCTGTGATTATTTGGTTACCAATAAATGTATTTGAACCTGTTGTTGCAAATCCTAACTCCGCTCCCGTCTCATTTACCCATTGACCATAAGAACCTGAACGATAAACCAATAGGTCACCAACAACAGGATTTGTAATATCTACATCGTGTAGTTCCGTTAATTCATATCCATTATCAACAGATATGTAAGCTGAACCATTATTTAATTGTGGTCTTAATACTTGACCCAATCTAACCTCGTGGTATGGTGCTGGTACTGACGCTGTTGTGTATTGTCCTGATGATGATAAGTATAACATCTGACCTGCACTCATTCCATCAGTATTGATACCAATCACCGTACCTTGTGCTACTACGTTTGCAAAATCATTTGGTGCAACATCCGAAGTCAACATACCTAATGTGTTTGCTGAGTTTGCGTCGTCTGTCCAACTTGCGGTATCAAATAATGGATTGTCACCATTGGCACCAACAATTCTTACGATTGTACCTTTTGTTAAAGTACTTGCGTTATTATTCTTACCATAAACAACTAAGTCGTATGATATAGAAGATGTTACCGCGTTTGTAATTGTACCGTTGATACCACCTGTTACTGTTAATGAACCTGTGATTTGAACATCATTTGTGGTTGCCCAAAACGAACCTGTCTGTGCAAATAAACTATCACCACTTGTTCCTGAAGAACCACTTGAACCATCACTACCTGACGTACCGCTTGAACCTGACGTTCCACTACTTCCTGAAGTACCTGATGAACCATCACTTCCACTACTACCACTCGTTCCTGAAGAACCACTAGTACCTGAACTTCCTGATGTTCCACTTGAACCTGAGGAACCATCACTACCACTTGTTCCTGAAGAACCTGACGTACCACTTGAACCACTTGTTCCTGACGTACCATCCGTTCCATTAGAACCCGAAGACCCTGATGTACCCGATGACCCATCTGTTCCATTAGAACCTGATGAACCACTAGTACCTGAAGAACCAGACGTACCACCACTACCCGAACTACCACTAGCACCCGATGTACCTGATGAACCTGAGGTTCCGTTAATACCTGATGTACCAGAACTTCCTGATGTTCCATTTGTGATTGGAACGTTATTGATAAAGAATGAACCTGAGATGTTTACCGCGGTTCTACTAATCTGTAATGGACCATTCTGACCATCACCTGTTTGTACAGTTTGTAAACTGTTCGTATAACCAGTGGTGGAGTCAGTTAGTTTTAATAAACCTTGATAGGTTTGGTTAATGTATCTGTTTTCTAAATTACCCATAGTGTAATATTTTTGTCTTATATGTCTTCCCATTGAACAGCAACATCCTTCCACATCTCTTCCAATTGTTCCCAAGTATAATGGGTAAATGGTCGTTCAGGGAGAACACATCTGTTATAGTCAAATTTCTGTATTATGTTTAGTGATATCGTCCAACCACAAAGAGTATCCTCGTCTTGTTCTAAGAATGGTTGTACTGATGCATCTACGTAAGCTTCATATTCAGAGAGGTACAACTTAGCGTAGAAGTCTTTGACAATTTCTAATTGGTCTGATAATACATCCACCTGATTTGAATTGTCCACATTTAGTTTGTCTGCAAATACCACATTATAGGATATATGCATATGGTTCTCATTTAAAGATACCATATCAGGAACACAATACATACGAGGGTATAATGGTGCTTCTTTTGTTATTATATCGTTGGTAAGTAATTCAATTGAACCAAAACCATAACTATTAATCTGTTTGTGTAAGTCAGCAAACGCTTGAAAGTCTTTATTCACCACTCTGTATGACTCAAAGGTTTGGTCCTGAGGAAATCCAAAACCATCTATCATTGGTGGTGTACATTCGTTATAATCGAATGGCATTGATAATGAGATGTTCAAGGTAAACCCTGCAACCACATCATCGTATTTTTCTGTGAATGGGATACACTGTGGTGCCCAATCTCCTACTAATTCTTGTGAGAAGTTACCATAGTATGGTGTATATGATTGCCAAAAGATGGTCCATATGTCCTTACATATTTCCAAAGTATCAGACATAATATCTGGTAGATTGGATTGGTCTTCATTAACCTTATCCATTACAATAATAGAAAAGTCAAAGTGTATGTGGTGTTCGTTTAACTTAACTTCACCAGGTACTACATACATACGGGTATATTGGGGTGCTCGTTTGGTACGAACATCCATCGTTGCTTGATCTATATCACCAATACCAAAACTCATAATCTGAGGATGATGGTAAGCGATAGAACTTAATTCTGTGACTATTTGTTTGTAGTTTAACATATCTTCTAATTATAAATATAAAATATCAATTACCTCGTGTTATTCTGTTGTCTCTGTTGACGAGCCAATTCCTTATCAAAATCAGATAGATATGATAATTGGTTTAATACCTCTACCAAAGATTTCTTAAATACTACCTCGTGTTTTGTAATATCATTTTCCGTAATTCGGTTGACCACTGAGAACCAACCATACGCTTGTTGGAAGTTGCTTTGAAGACCATCCTCCACATCATCCATATTAGTTTTATCGTCTCCCACATCGAGAGCTTCGTCATCGAAGACTGAAGGGAAGGCTCTAAGCACTTCTTTGCGAACTTGATAAAAAAAAACTGAGCTCCGATTACGTAGTTCACATCCAACTTCTTTTTAAATATCTCAGCCCGTTTCTTCATAGACTCCACATCGTACTTTTCTATTTCAAAGTTATGTTTGGAGGTTTCATTCACAATTGGTCTGTACATTATGGCTGCCAAGATGTGTAACATATCCAATAGTTGTTCAGGTTTCTTTGTTGATATTGTATCCATATCCACAAACTCAGCAAAGGTTAAGTCCCTCCAATTTGGAAAGAACCCATAGTGGATACCATCGATTTCAAATCTGTCAAAGAAATACTCATTCTCTTCATTAGGTAAAATACTAATTATCGAATGTGCTAAGTATGCAATCTCTTGATACTCACTTTCAAGTAAAACATCCATCGGTGCACCACTAATAATACTTACCAACTTTGCAGCAAAGTAGTCCTCCTTGAATAGGTCCTTAATCTTGAATATCTTTGAATAGTTTTCAATTGATATATAATCTGGTATGGTGTAGGACTGTTCGTCTATCTTGAATTTTATCATATAAATTGTAACGCATATTTTCCCGTTGCGTTGACGTTCTTAATTTCCCACCAACATCTCATCATCAGAGCATCAGATATATCGGGTGATTTACCCAATAGTTTCTTTTGTTCGTCCTTTGATATGACGGCTATTTTATTATCTTTATCCACATCCTTCAATTTAACTGTCAGTAATTCCTGTGTTAAATCGTCCATTATCTGTGGGTCTAATATATTGATTGATATAAGGTCTTGTTTGAATAGTTGACTTAACTTATCATAACACTGAGATTTCAGGTTACTAAAGTTCTGTTTGTGTAATGGTGTTGAATTGTTGACAAAGTTCTTACCTCTTAATATGTCTGAAACGGGACCTCCTACCCCATCCGCGTCAATAATAATATTGGATGGGTGTACACCATATTGTGCCATAAGTTCTTTAACCTGTTCTGATAATTGTACAGCATCTAATTTCTTATATATCTTAATATCTATTACAACCAATCCAACCCATACCACCGCAACTGAACGGTCATCACCAAATCTACTGACGTCCAAACTAATATACTTCTTGTCATTAGCGTTTGGTGCTCTTCTAAACGCTGACCTTGTTATTTCGTCAAAGTCAAATAGTTTACCAATCTCATCAGTGTACCTCCAGTTCCCCATTAAGAGACGTTCTCTCTGTTGGTAAGGTAAGTCATTCAACATTTCAATATAACTCTCTGGTAGGAAAGGATTGTCCTTTGGAAGGGATTGTATGAATATCTTATTGGACTCTAATGTACCATCCTCATATGGGATAAAGAACCTTTTCATCAACCAGTTCTGACCAGGGTTTGATGTAAGTAATATCTTAGGGATTAGACCATACTCATTCAGTTTAAATCTTATACGAGACTTGAGTACTGAGAATGTTTCAAAACTAACCTGTACAGCTTCGTCCACATATACTGCGGTTAATTCAAGACCACCGAGACTATCTTTGTTTATATCTGATGGTTTATCCTCAAGGTCCTTTAGTATAATCTCTGAACCATTATAGAATGTCAGTACGTTTGTTTGTGCGTTGAAGGTATAATGTTCGGGTGATGTTAGTCCCATAAACTTAGGACCTAATACTTCAAGTAATGTCTTGAATGTTGTTTGTCTGAGTGTGGCCAATACTGTACGACCAATCAGTGTTCTTATACCAGGGTATTGAAGACATAGTGTTACAATCCAAATACAACCTAATGTACTTTTCGATCCTCCTGCACTCCCGCCGAAACATATCTCGTTCGTTGTTTTATCAGTCAGGTATTTCCACGCGATTGATTGTTTTGGTAATAACTTTATATCAGCCATTCATTTTCTTGTTTCTTCTTGTGTTATTTGCTTGTTGTATTTTAGTAGCCCATCTAACATTACCTGGTTCATAGTTACCGTCATTATTAATTCGGTCTAAAGTAAATTCTAATGATGGTCTAGGTCCAACCGATTCAAAGAATGATGTAAAACTTTTAATCCATTCATCACATACTCTTATTCCTCTTCCACCATAATCTTTATATGCTGGTGTTTTTGGATTTGAACATCTCTTCTTCATTCCTTTCCAAATGTTATATTCTGACATTCTTCCCTGACGAACGGCGTAGCCGTGAGTAAGGTTTCTTTCGATTGTACTGTCAGATTTTTGACATCCACAGGACTTACTATCACCGTTCCTTAATTCTCCCATCCTAACTATTCCTACGTTACCACATTCACATTCACATTGGAACCTTCTCTTGACTGTTCCACCTGGTGTTGTGTATGGTTCTACCTCAAATTGAACTGTCCATCTGTGGTACTTATCTCCCTTATTTAAAAATACTTTCTTTGGTTGTGGCATAAAATATGACTTTTCGAAGTTTTTAGTGTGTTACAATATAAAAAAAATTAATCATTATTCAAAATAATGTTAACAGAGATTGGATCCCCGTTCGTCGTCAAATCGATTTTCTTTACCTGTTCCAACCCATATAACTTTGATATGTCTTGTAATGTTTCTCGTTCTACTCTCTTGTTATTGTCAAACCTTGCTCGTTCAAGTAAGTCGAAGTACCTCATTAGTTGTTGTTCAATCAGTTCGTTCTGTTCGTCAGCAAACCTTTGTTTAAGTATATCCTTACATCTACGCCAAGTAGCGTCTGCGGTTCTTTCTGAGACGTCATACATCTTACTGAACGTAGTCCTAAACTCACCGCTCGAGAGTCTTTTATAAAGTATTAACTCAAGTGCTTCGGATATTCTCTCGTCATATTCTACCACTGTGGACTTACGACCACCAGTCTTTTTCTTTGGTTCTTGTTCTTGTTCCATACTAATAAATATAATTTACCTGATATCAAGTCCTAAGGTGTTCTTGATGTAGTAGTCAAACTTTCTAAAACTACTTACATCTGTGATACTCTCCCCGAATAATGTGACAAATACTTTATTGGCCTTATCGTATTGTTCTTGATCCATATTGAACAACATCAATCTGTATGCCTCTATTATCTCCTCTTGTGTCGGTTCATAACCTGGTGCCACTTCAGGAGTGTTTTGTTTCTGTTTGTTCTTACAATTGCAACCCATTATCTAATTGATTTAATTCTAATGGTGGGATAACCAAACTATTCATATCTACACCATTCTTTTTATTGTTGTATAACTCTTTCATTTCTTCGGTGAAATAAGATGGGAACCTTCCTGTCTTTTCGATTAGTTCATATTCTTTTCTTACCTGATTGAAGATTTCTTTTCTCATCTTCTCACCCTGTCTTTCATTAAATCGTCTTTCTCTTCTGTTCATTTCAATCTATTGTTTACCCTCGTTATTAGTTCTTTCTTTGTTTCCTTGATGTATCTACTTACACTTGATGCTGGTATTTTTGTTTCCCGACTGGTTCTTGCTATTGAACCATACGTTAAGAATTTGGAAAAGATTAGTTTGGAAAACCAATTCATCTCAGAAAACTCTTCTTCAACATAATCAATAAATGTCTGTTTGTCAATAGCATCATCGTAGTCGTCAATAACTTCAATATCATCGGTCATCTCTTGTAAGTTGACATAATCCTTTCTCATCTTGTAATACCATCTTGAGGTGGAAGATTTCCAATTGATAGCAATCATACTGATTATAAAATACTTGATAGAATTATCATCATATTCTTTTAATACTATCTCTGTCTTTCTCTCATAAATCTGAAGAATTACTTCGTGTAGTAATTCCGACGCATCCCAAGTCTTATTGTCTTTCACATACTTCTTACATATTGATAATAACTCGTAATAGTTATTGGCAATAAATTGTTCAATTTCAGGCTTCATCCATTGTTTTTATCATATCTTTGAGTATTGAACAAGCCTCATACATCTCATACTTCTCATACTCAGTTAGGGTGTTTTGTAGGACTGACCTTAATATGTCAAAGGTATTTAACTCAGGTTGGGAAATCGTTTGAATGTTCTTGATTAATAATTCAAATAATTGATTACATATATCCTGTTTTTCTTCTGGTGTCATATTAAAATAATCACCAGATATCATTTGGTA